GTGGGTGTAGGCGTCAGCAGCACCATCGCCGGCCGCACCGATACCACCGGCAACGGCGTGCGTATGCCGCGCGACGTATCCGGCCTGGACAAGCAAGGCTACGAGTGCCGCCAGACCGACTTCGACACGGCCATTCGCTATGCCCAACTGGATGCCTGGGCACGCCACCCTGAATTCCAGACCTTGCTGCGCGATGCGATCCTCAAGCGCCAAGCCCTGGACCGCATCATGATCGGCATGAACGGTACCAGTGCTGCCGCCACCACCGACCGCACCAACAACCCGCTGCTCGAGGACGTCAACATTGGCTGGCTCCAGCAGTACCGCAACAATGCACCGACCCGCGTGCTGAAGTCCGGCAAGGCTGCCGACAAGATCGTCATCGGTACCGGTGACGCGGCTGACTACAACAACCTCGACGCCCTGGTCTACGACGCGATCGCCAACCTGATCGACCCGTGGCACCGCAAGGACCCCGGCATCATCGTGATCCTCGGCAGCAACCTGGTGCACGACAAGTACTTCCCGCTGGTGAACAAGGAGCAAGCTGCCTCCGAGAAACTGGCCACCGATATGATCCTGTCGCAGAAGCGCATGGGCGGTAAGCAACCGGTCGAGGTGCCCTACGTGCCCGATGGCGCGATGCTCATCACCAGCCTGGCCAACCTGGCTATCTACTGGCAGATCAACGGTCGCCGTCGCTACACCCAGGAAAACCCGAGCAAGAACCGCATCGAGAACTTCGAGTCGAGCAACGATGACTACGTCATCGAGGACTACGGCTTCGGGTGCCTGGTCGAAAACATCGAACTGGAGGCCTGACCGCCATGGCCCTGAGTCCCGCCAAACGGCATTTCCTAAAAGCCACAGCAGCGCTGGAAGCGGCTGCCGTCGCCCCTGAGGCCATGATGGAAGGCGCCACCGGCTACGAAATGATGCTGGCCAAGCTGCAGCAGGATCAGTTCCGGCTCAAGCAAGTGCAGTCGACCGAAGGCAAAGCGCTGCTCAAGGCCACGCTGCTGCCTGACTACATCCCGTATGTCGACGGTGTGCTCGCGGCCGGCAATGGCGCCCAGGACGACGTGCTGGTCAGGGTCATGTTGTGGCGGCTCGATGCCGGCGACTTTGAGGGTGGCCTCACCATCGCGGCGTATGTGCTCGAGCACAACCTGAAGATGCTGGACGGGTTCAAGCGCACCACCGGTTGCGTGGTAGCCGAGCAGACAGCCGAGGCCGCGCTCAATGCAATCAAGGCAGGAGGCACCTTTGACCTTGGCACGTTGGCCTTGGCCGACCGGCTGACCGCAAGCCACGACATGCCGGACGAGGCCCGCGCCAAGCTGATGCTCGCCATCTCGAAGCTGTTGGGCGCCATGATCGACGACGCTACCCCCAAGGATGGCGATGCCCAATGCCTCGAGGCAGCCCGACACTTCCTCAGCCGAGCCATCGAGCTCTACGACAAGTGCGGCGGTAAGAAAGATATGGAGCGCCTCGAGCGCCTCCTCAAGAAACACGCCGGTACCACCGGCTAACCGAGCGGTCCCCCGCAACTCCGGCGGCTCGGGGCGAATCTGCAGGCTTTCCCGGCCCCGCTGTGAAACCCCGACCACCGCCGACCTATTCAGAGCGAAGCGACATGAGCGGATTCATTGCCGGCGGCCCGGTGAACGGCGGCCACATCAACACCGACCCGTTCTGGCCATCCATTGATGTCGACAAGCTGCGCGCCACCCTGCGCATTGACTCCAGTGTCACCGCTGCCCGACTGGAAACCGCGGTCATCGCGGCGGCCATCGACGTCAACCGTGAGCTGGCCGAATGGCGTAAAGCCAAGCAGGCCCAAGGGTTTGCCACCTTGGCAGATGTACCTGGAGAAGTAGTCCAGGGCCTTTCCGCGCGCGTACACCTCTACGCCCGTGCGATCGAAGCGGTGACCGGTGCCGAAGTCTGCGAGCGGTACCGCGGCTACGACACCACCAACAGCGGCAGTAAGAACGCTGAAGACGATGCCCCGACCATCGACGACTACCGCCGCGACCATCGCTGGGCTATCCGCGATTTTCTCGGTACCGCCCGCACTACCGTGGAGCTGTTGTGATGAACAAGCTCGAAACCATCGATTGGAACGAGATATCTCTCCGTGGCCTGCTCATGCGGATCAACCGGGAAATCATGCACCCACTGGGATTGGCTATCTGCCGGGTACCAGAAACAGGGGTATCACTAGGTGCACTTGTGTCCGATGACGGCCCTTTTGTTTATGCAGACGACCAATCTCCCGCGGTCGAGAGTGCCGGCTGATGAGTAACACTCTCCGCACCATCCAGAACGACACCGTCGACGCGCTGTGCTGGCGGCACTACGGCCGCACGTCCGGCGTCTCCGAGTCGGTGCTCCTTGCGAACCCCCGCCTGGCAGACCACGGCCCTGTGCTCCCGGCCGGCCTGCTCGTCATCATGCCCGAGCTGCAGAACACCGCACCTCAGCGGCAGATGGTGAACCTATGGGACTAATTGCCCTCCCCACCACCCCTGGACCTTGGAATGAAGCGAATGCCTGATCGTCCCGACACCTGGGCCTGGCTTGCCGCCTGGCTCGAACAGAACTGGCCAACCCTGTACGGCGGTGCGCTCGCCCTGGTCATCGCCGCACTACGGGTAATCTACGGCGGCGGGACCGTTCGCCGGATGGTTTTAGAGGCCCCGCTCTGCGGCGCGCTCGCCCTATCTGCCGCTCACGGCCTCTCGCTGATCGGTATCCCGGTCACCACAGCGCCGTTCTTCGGTGGGGTGATCGGCCTGCTGGGCATTGAGGGTACCCGCGCCGCTGCCAAAAAGTTCTTCACACGCAAGGTGGAACAGACATGAACTCGCTTCGACACGGTGACCGCTCCCAAGCGGTTCGAGACCTGCAGCGCAAACTCAACGAGCACGGGGCCAAAGTGGACGCAGACGGGGCGTATGGCGACGCGACAGAGGCCGCGGTGCGTGTCTATCAGCTGCGTGTGGGACTGGTCGCCGATGGCATTGCCGGCAGCAAGACCCTTGCCAGCCTGCAGGGCGCGGACTGCCAGCAGCTCTTGAAGAACACCGACCTGGTCGACGCATCAAAGCGCCTGGGCGTACCGGTGGCCTCGGTGTACGCATTGAATGAGGTCGAGTCGCAAGGGCGCGGCTTCCTAGACAACGGCAAGCCGGTGATCCTGTTCGAGCGCCACGTCATGTATCGCCAGTTGCAGGTGGCACTCAACCAGGGCGATGACGCTGACAGACTCAAGCACCAGGCAGACGAACTTGCCGTTCAGCACCCTGCCCTGGTCAACCCGAAGTCAGGTGGCTATTTCGGCGGTACCGCCGAGCACCAGCGCCTGGCGCATGCCCGACTGATCGACGATACCGCGGCACTGGAGTCCACCTCTTGGGGAGCATTCCAGATCATGGGCTTTCACTGGAAGCGCCTGGGCTATGCCAGCGTGCAGGACTTCGTAACCTCTATGGCCCAGAGCGAGTCGGCCCAGTTGGACGCCTTCGTTCGCTTCATCGAGACCGACACCCTTCTGCACAAGGCCCTGAAGGCCCGTAAATGGGCGACCGTGGCCAAGCTGTACAACGGCGCCGACTACCAGCGGAACCTGTACGACGTGAAGCTCGAGCGCGCCTACGAGCGGCACGCTGGCTGTGGCTGCACTGCGGACGTCGTATGAAACAGACGATCAGAGGGCTTGAGATCAGCCCGCGGCAAACCGGAAAGACCACTCGAATGGTTACGAAGGCACGAGAACTCTTGGACGGCGGCATTACCGTCCGTTTCGTTTGCAGCAAGGGTATGAAGGCGTGTTTCAAACGCCTGTTGCCTGGTGCAACAGTGTTAGACGATGGCGAGGGGCTACCGCCTGGCGATGATCCGGATCTGGGTGTCTGGTTCTACGATGAGTTTGAATCGCTGAAATCGGCCGTCCTCCGGCCGAATGCCTATTACGCCAGTTCACCTCGCTTCATGCGCATGCTCGGCCAGCCGCCGGGGGATGACATGCTGCTGCAATTACTCGAGGCCAATGGGGGCTGCTTCGAGCGGATCTATTGGGCCTTCGACGTGACCGAATACCTCCGGGAGGTACGATTGGCGTATACCCCCGAAGAGTTTCGCCGTCTGTACCTCGGGGAGTTCCTTCGATGATCGACTTGCGCCCGGCCCCTTATCTCCTTGGCGGTGCATTACTGGTTTGCGCCATTTCAGCTCTTGCCGTGTGGGGGGCAACACAGAGTGCTAAAGCCGGCAGCGCAAGAGCCGAGCAAGCACAGGAACGGGCCGTCCGGGCACAAGAAGATGCCGAAAGAAACCTGAACAGCGTCAACGCCCTCCGATCCACCCTGGCCAACGAACGCGCCGAGCATTCCAAGCTGCTGACCTTGCAGGTTCAGCTACGCCAAACCCTGGCCAAGCGCCAACACCAGATCGAGAGCCTGACCAATGAAAACGACGAACTTCGCCAGTGGGTTATCCAGCCTCTTCCTGACACTGCTCGCCGGCTGCGCGAGCGGCCCGCCATTACCGGCGCCGACGCTTATCGTGAATGGCTGTCCAACGGTCGTGCCGTGCACGCTCCCGGCGGCGAAGCCCAGTGACAACGGCGATCTGCTCAACGATCAGGACACCGTCGAAGCGGCCTGGGCCGAATGTGCCGCCCAGGTCGACCGCATCTACTCGCACCAGGTGAGCCATGAACAAGCCCGATAGCCTGCGCGCCCACCTTCTCGCTTCGGTCCCTGGTCTGAAGAAGAACACCGAGCGGCTGCTGATGTTCATCGACAACGGCAAGGTCCGCTGCACAGCAGCGGCAAGTCTGTCCTTCGAGTACACCTACAGCCTGCAGATCATCCTCACCGACTTCGCCGGCCATCCCGACACCGTAATGCTGCCGATTCTGGCCTGGGTGCGGGTGAATCAATCCGAACTGCTGGTCAACCTGGAGAAGTCGGAAGAGGGCCTGAAGTTCGAGGCCGATATCATCGACAACACCAAGGTCGATATGAGCATCTCTCTCCCGCTGACCGAGCGAGTGCTGCTCACGCGCCAAGACGATGGCACGTTCAAGGCCACTCACCCCGGCGAGTCTCTCTACGAGCCAGAGGACACCACCCCGGTAGAGATCTACGCCGACAACGAGTTGATCAGCGCCTGGCAGCCCCCGCTGGCACCAGACGGCACAGCGATGGCGGTATGGCCACATGGCTGAACTCGAAGTCCTGGAAGACTGGGCCGGCCCACTTCTGCAGCGGATCGAGCCAGCTGGGCGTGCAAAGCTCGCGCGAGGCCTGGCCCAGCAACTACGCCGCAGTCAGCAGCAACGCATCGCGGCTCAGCGCAACCCGGACGGCACCGTCTTTGCTCCGCGAAAGGCCCACAAGCTGCGCGAAAAACAGGGCCGGGTGAAGCGCAAGGCCAAGATGTTCCAGAAGCTGCGCACCGCCAGCTACCTGAAAGCCCGCGGCGACAGCGCCCTGGTGGCAGTGGGCTTCACGGGGCGGATTGCTCGCATCGCCCGCGTTCACCAGGAGGGCCTGCGCGATCGGGTAGCCCCCCGCGGACCGTTTGGACATTACGAACAGCGCGAGTTGCTGGGTTTCACCGATGCGGACCTGCAACTGGTTCGAGACGGCCTGCTAGCGCATCTCGCCCTGTAGCGCTGCTCGTTACAAGCGCCGCGGGCTGCGCGCGCGCGTAGACGGCGCGACCATCGTCGGCATGAACGACACCGCCACCCTCTCCCGCTTGCTGGAAAACATGATCCGCTTTGGCACCATCGCCAAGGTGCAGCACTCGCCGCCCCGCGTCAGCGTCAGCACGGGCGGTCTGGTGACGGCGATGATCCCCTGGCTGGCTCTGCGCGCAGGCGCTGACCAGACTTGGGACCCACCGACCACAGGTGAGCAGGTGCTGCTGATCGCCCCCAGCGGCCAGCTTGGCAACGCAGTTGCCCTCACCGGCCTGTACAGCGATGCAACCCCGGCCAACGGGGATAGGGCCGGCCTGCACCGCCGAACCTACCGAGACGGCGCCGTCATCGAGTACGACAGCGAGGCCCATCACTTGCGCGCGACCTTGCCCGAAGCCGGTACCACCGAGCTGATCAGCCTGGGCGGTATCCGCATTGTTGGTCCCATCACGCACGAAGGCGACTACACACAGACCGGTAACCAGACCGTGACCGGCAAAGTCACCGTGTCGGTGGACGTCATCGCGGCCGGCATCAGCCTTGTCGAGCACCCGCACTCTGGCGTCATGCCCGGCCCAGGCGAAAGCGGGCCCCCCGTATGAACCGGCGTGATGGCGGCCAGATCGACGCGCTGCCACACATCACTCAGTCGATTGAGGACATCCTCACGACGCGCCTGGGCACACGACTTGCGCGCCGCGAGTACGGCAGCTTGCTCCCCGAGCTGATCGACCAGCCACAGAACGACGCTACCCAGCTGCGCCTGTACGCCGCTACGGCCATGGCCCTGATGCGCTGGGAGCCACGCATCAGCATCTCCCGCGTTCAGTTCTACCTGGTCGACTTGTCCGGCCGGGCCGAACTGGAGCTCGAGGGCGTCCTGGTCGACAGCAACCAGCCATTCAATCTTAATATTCCGCTGCAACTGGGGGCCGGCGCATGAACAACTTCACACCCATCGACTTCAGTCTGCTGCCCGACCCGGTGGTAGTCGAGCAGATCGAGTTCGAACAGATCCTGCTGGAGCGCAAGGCCTACCTCATCAGCCTGTGGCCAGCCGCCGAGCAGGCCGAGATTGCCGGCCGGCTTGAGCTTGAGTCCGAGCCGCTGTGCAAGCTGGTGCAGGAAAATGCCTACCGGGAGATGGTCTGGCGACAACGGGTGAACGAAGCGGCCTTGGCCACCATGCTCAGTTCGGCCAAAGGCTCGGACTTGGACCAGCTTGCCGCCAACTACAACGTCACTCGACTGGTG